GGGAGTTGCGGTAGAAGTGAATCAGTTTCATTTTGGAAGGGTTAAAAAGAAGAGTGTAGGGAGACTTGGTTTCGTGAACCATTCTGAAAAAGTGTAATTTAGTCTGGTCTATTTCCTTGAATTGGTGGAAAATACCGTCATCACCAAATTGTTTGAGGGTTGTCCCATCAGTGTAAGTTGCTTCCCAGCACCAAATTTCTTTTTTAGCTGGTATTTCTTGTCCGTCTTTAATGAATTTATATTCCATTGTATTGAAACTTAGTGAGGTTACTGTTTCTTGCCTCTTTCAAGGGCTGCTTTGGAAATGGCTTCGTAAGCGGGATTCAGTTTAACCTGGTGTTCAAATTCAGTGGGTTTGAAGTCTGTCGTGCAAGTATGATTCAGATATGCTTCTTCTGTTTCAAATTCTTCGTTGCAGACTGAACAAGTGTTCATATTTATAATTTACTACGCTGTTTCGTCGTACTGGTACGATTGCGTTGAAGTGCTACCAGCGACATCTCCAGCATCGGTGACTATTTGATGGACTAGGTAGTCCGAATATCCTGCGGCTGTAAGAGAGGTTACCAAGTCTCCACCGATTCCCAAATTGTTGGTTGTGGGTGCTGTGGTAACTGGCATGGCATTATCAACATCGGTAATTGCGGTTTTAACTGGGGTTGCAAAAGTAGTAACGGCTGTGTAAGCGGTTGATTCTCCTGCATTGGTAAGATGGGTTGCACTTCCACCCAATGCACCAGTTCTCCAAACTTTTAGATTGTTGATTGCCGAGGAAGTTCCGATATTGGTTACATGGATTCTCTGATATTTAGCATAACTTCTGTTGCCTGGAGTAATTGGATTGGCAACTGGGTCAATGTTTGCTCCTAGAGCATTGCCCATATTCGTATTGGTGATATTGTGGGCGACTGACTCTGAACCTGTCGTTCCGTATGATTCGCAAATTTCTACTGTTGCTGCTGCCATAATTTAATAATAGTCTAATCTAATAACTTGTCAAGAGTTAACTAACCGTCACCTGTTTCCAATCGGTAGATGCTCCACCGTCTGCAACCTGTGACCATAAAGTTCCTGCCGTTGACATATAAATTGACCCGATTGCATCAACCCCACCAATAGCTGCAAAGATTCCTGCCGCATCGGTAGCTGCTCCTGTGAATATCTTAGTTGACCCAAAAACAAGTTGACTGGTTCCAAAAGTTAAATTAGTTGCGGTTGGAAGGATTCCGTCAAGACCAATGGCGGTCATCCCAGTTAGGGTTGGGGTAGTTGCCATTAAGGATTTGTAAGAATTGGCATCAATAGAAAGATTCTTACTGGCAACAATTCCCGTTGTTGAATTGAAGGTGCAGTTTTTAACTGTGCAGTTTTCCAGAGGAAGAATGTTAATCAAATCAAAGTAAGTGTTATTGCAGTCATAGAGTGTCATCTCTACTGCTGAACCATCCTGACCTGATAAGTGGGAAAGAATTTTGTTGTAACCATAGGATTCAATCATTACATGTTCGGAGGCGGACAGGAAATGTCCTTCAATAAACTTTGTTCCATCCTGGAAATAGGCATTTTCCAGACAAAGAACCCAAGTTCCGTGAATCGGGTCGGCTGTCGTTCCATAAGAGACATTGCCTGTAACATTGATTCCGATAAAGCCGTCATAGGCTAAGGAATCATAAGCCGCCTTATGAAAAGCGATATTACCTGAAATAAGTCCGCAGTTGCCTCGGTAGGGTCTATTTCCTGCACCACCGATAAACTCAACCTTGCCATAGTAATCGGTGAGACCGAGTTGTGATTGGGTAATATCAATGTTACCTGAAATCTCAACCCCCTTCATGTCATATCCCAAATATCTGACGGTTTGAATATCAAGGGCATCGGTATATTTACCAGGAGCAATGTGAACGATAAACTTACAGAGTTCAAAGTTTGCCTGGGTTCCGTACAGGGTTGCCGCCACAATGTTGATTGCATCCTGGGCGGTCTTTATTTTCTTATATGGGGTAAGGATATTTCCCGTTTCAACATAAGTATCTGTTCTTGAACCGTCAACATAAACTTCATGGGCATTACCAAGAACCACATTGGTTCCTAACTTTGGAATCGTAACCGCACCATCATCTATATTAGTAGTGGTTGCCTGGTCTACCAAATCCCAAGAAGAGACAGTCGTTGTGCCGATATTCATGTATTCTCCGTTACCTGAAGCATCCGTTTTGACAAACATTGCACCTTTTCTGAATCCAGAAGTGCCTGTTGGAACAGTTAACCCTGAAGCGTAACTAATTAGACCATCTTCTCCAATTGAAATAATGAGATTGGTAAGGTAAGGAGTAAGAGCCGTTAAGAAGGCTGTTTGGTTTGCGGTTCGTTCTGCAACAGGAATCAACTCAATCGCATCAATCTTGCGTTGAGTCTCAATCGGTAGGTCTGATTTAATTAAAAATTTTCCCATTTTTATTAGTTAACTCGTTTCTGGGGAGTCCTGCCCTAGCTCCCCAGTACCAATCAACTAATGATTAGATGTAACAGAGTAACATTGCTGCTGCTTTTCGTCTTTCATCTACGACTTTAGCACCGTAAATGTTTAAGCCTTTATATGCTTTACCGAAATCACCAATCAAGTCCTCTATTCCTGATTCCACCCAACCCATAGCGAAGGTTAACCAAGACTTATGAATGGCAAGAACTTGCCATCCGTCAGTATTATCACCTGCAACCTGCGTGTTCATAAATACCTTGAATCCAAGCAAGTCTCCCACATAACCTTTCAGAATTGTATCTGCGTAAGCCTGTGGAACTGCAAGAGTTAACACTGAAGCCTGAACCAGAATCGTATAGATTTCTGGAGGGACTACCAAGTAACGGTCAGTCTGTGGAATCTGTGCCTTATTCAATTTTTCTTGAAGTTTAGCAACGAATCCATAGATTGTGTTATAAGCGACCTGGACTTTCGTCAAGGACTCTATAACAAAGGCTGCCCCTGCTCCGATTCCTGCACCTGTATAAACTCCAGTGCCAGAGTCATCCAAATCATCAACTATTTCAATTTGAGAAGTTGAAGTGTAATGGCTTACCCTATACCACTTAGTTTGACCAGCCGCTTTGAATCCTAATCCAACCATCGTAGCCAGAAAACCTGTTCCACTGTGCGTAACTACACCAGTAGAAACGATTACTGTAACTGTTCCAGTTGAGAAATCCGTTCCGACCCTGTTTCCTGACGCAACATCTGCTCCGAAACCTAATACATAGGCATCAACCTCTTGGGCTAATGTCTTTGCAACGGTTTCAAGAAGAGTTGATTCTGGGTTCTTAATCCAAGAATGGAATCTCTGAAGAGATTGAATCTTGAAATAATAAGCCCTTTGAACATTGGTATTTAGAACACCAACGCTTTCGGTGGCATCATCTGCCGCAGCCATTGTTGACCCGACATAAGCACGGGTAGCAATAGCACCAAAAGTCAAAATGTTGAGTTTAGAAAGTTTGTCCTTAATCTCTCCTTCGTAGTCCTGATTCGTTATATCCATAGCGATAGACTTCTCAAAGAAAAGAGAAACGACCTTTTGTGAAAAACCCTCTGCAAGATTTGTAGCGTATGTTGACATAATTTATTTCACCCCCAATCTGATTAAATTAAATCAACCGTTCTTGCAACGAAGTGTTTGGCGTTTAACTAATTTAATACTATATTAAATTTGAAACTTGTCAATACTAAAGTAAATCAGATTTTTACCTTTATTTTTCCCAATCTGACAAGACGCATCCATTCAAGCGGTTTCTGTATTCTTAGCATTTTGACATCCTCGGCAGTCATGCCTTCATTTTCTGGTGGCTTACCTGCCGTTCCTGGAGCATGAAAAAGAGTCCGTTTGGGTTCTGTGACTGGATTCTCAAACAGAAAGATTTTAGCCAGGTCATCCATCGGGAGTCCTTTCCTGGAAGGTCTGGTAGCAAACTTCTTGAACTCCTCTTCTCTGCCGACTATTTTGGGAAAGAGGTCTGGCAGTTCATCGGTAATGTAGGCATCCACCCTTTCGTTCCATTCTCGGTCATTGTTGAACTTATTGGCGTTCTTTTTGAGTTCTTCCACTTCCTGTTTCAGTTCTTCAGACTTACGGAGTGCCAGGTGTTCAGTCTCGGTCATG